GTTTAATATATTGTTGGGGTAGAAACCCCAACCTACTATTTACCCCTCACCTATCCTCTCCCACAAGGGGAGAGGGAGAGAAAGCTAATCTAAATACTCATAATCAGTTGCATTGAATGGGATTGATTCCTGGTTTGTTTTGCCCTTTTCAAATCCAAAAATATCCATATCCTGCAATGTTATTCCTGTTATTGATATTCTTCTTGAAACACCTGTATCGGGGTTTTCAATTTTACCGACAAGAGTTATATCCGGTTGTGAACCGTTTTTGTATTTTTCCATTATGTCAGCAAGTGCAAAATCAACCTGAAATTTTGTTATTTCACCTGATAAGGCACAACCGACTAATCTTTCAGCAGTTGCAAAACTATCAGTAGTGTCAACTTCTTCAAATTTATTAGCCTGTTTAAAAGTGAATTTTTGAACCTTTAACAGTTTATCAGTGTTATTAAGCCATAATTCACCGTTTGAGCCTGTAAAAACTGTATTTACATTTGTAGCCATTTTATTTACCTCTTATTTCCATTACACCATTTCAACAGTTAATTTCATGCCCTCAATAGCATCAAGCATTTTGACATCCATTGTTGCATAAATCATATCTGACAAAGTCATTAATCTTACTTTATCATCTGACCAGTCTTGAGCCTCTGTTGTGCCTCTTGCTATCCAGGCATTCCTTTGAGCCTCAACATTTGTATAAATTTTATTATCATAATTCGGGTCTAAAATACCCAAATTTTCTAATTCTTTAATATAGCCGTAATTTACTGCTGAATAGAATAGACATTGATTATCGTAAGTGTTTTTATATCTGCCTTTATAACCTTGTCTGAAACCTTTAATAATATCGGTTTTTATTCTTCTCATTCCCTCAGCGATTGTTAAGGCTTTCATATCCGCAGTCAAAGTTGAAGAGGTTGTTTGTAATGTATTACAAGCATTGGCAAGTCTTATGCCCTCTTCTTCACGGTATAAAGTTAATTGTCCAAGATTATAAGTTGCGGGTTGTGCTACTGATTCAAGTTCAGTAAATACTTTATATGAAATTGACATATTATAAGGGCATCCGCAAGCAATACCGCCAACAATAGGAATTAACTGTAAACCTGTTATATTTGATTTTGTGCCGTCATCATTAATCAATACGGCAGATGGATTACATACAGAGCATACATTGATTGAATCAGCCTGAATATTGTAAACCATAGCAAATTTTTCTTTTTCATCAGCATAAGCATCAATGCTTGCTTGTGCATCTGATTCAACACTCATTAACCAGTCAAATTCGGGGCATAAATCATCCATTACAGTCGTTACACTTGCAATATCTGTTTTATACTCTAAAACGTGAACTGTCTTACATCCGCCTTTGAATAATTGTTTGATGTATTTTTCAAGTGCGGTATCAGTTAAAGTGAAAACTGCTGATTTATAAGTTGTCAATTTATAAGAACCTGTTAAATTTGTATTTTTATACAAAAATAAGGCTCTACCTTTTGAACCCGCTTTAATTTGATTAGCAACTATCTGCTTGAAAATTACTGAAATTTCAGCCTTTAAATCATCTAAAGTTGTAGTCATTTGTTTTACTCCTATTTTTATTATTGTCATTCTGAACTCGTTTCAGAATCTGTTCGACTCACAAATAAAGCTATAATTTGTTTATTGGTAAGATGCTGAAATAAATTCAGCATGACAGATTTTATATTTGAACTTTTTAAATCCCGCTCAGTTCTTCCATATTGCTATTATTTCTATACTCATCATAAGGGTTATCAATATCGCCATTTTGGTAAAAATTAAAGTCTAAAGTTACTGTTAAAATGTAGTCTGTTTCATTTATAGCAGTATTTATATTGCATTCAAGAAATCTGTTTTCAGTAACCTGACCGTTTAAAAAATCAACCTTTAAAGGTTTTTTGAAACTGTGTCTTAAATTTCCCTCTTTTTGCAGCAAATCAAGCAAATTTTTATTTGCAAAATAAACAACCGCAAAACTTGTAACTGTGTTATACAAATCATTTGCCGACGCTGTTTCGTTGCTTGCGACATACTGGATATAAAAACAAGGCGGTTGAGGATTTTTAAAATCCTTTGTTTGAATAGTAACAGTTGGAAAATCAGTATTCAGCCTTGTTCTTATTGCTTTATATATATTTTGGGTTGTAATCATCTTTTACCCTTTGTTGTATGCTCTACGTATTGAGTCATAAAATCTTCACAGTCATATAACCATTGGCTCATAAACTCAATTTCAGCCTGTTTATAAATTAATTTAGGCTGAACAAAAGTTCCTGTCGGTTTACCTTGATGGTCTGCCATAATATGACCGTATTCTATTAAATGTGCGTGAGGGGCAGAATTAAAAGCCCTTACACAATAATCATTTTCTGCGTATTTATAGACTTTTCCTGTCTTAAACTTTTTATGATAAGATTTACTTTCTTCCCAGTTCTTTTTAGTGTCTTTTGAAGTTCCGACCTCTTTTTTTGCAATCTTTTTTGCTACTTTTGAGATTTTTTTCGCTTCCGTTTTGATGAATTTTTTTGTTTCTTTCGGAAAAATATCTTTAATACTCCGCATTATGTCTTGTTTAAATTCAGACAATTCATCAAATAAAAAGCCGTCTTGCATTTTTTACCTCGTTTGAGATTGATTCACTACCGTTCGCAATGACGGTTAAAATCAGCGAACCGTTTTTTCAGTAACAAAAACCTCAATAAGTTCATCTTTGAAATCAGTATTTAACGAATAATTCACATCAAAAATCTTATTTCTATACTTAATTATGTGTTTATTCGGTCTAATATCGTTAAAATTGTTATAATTCCAAGTCATTTTATGGGTTACGGTTGTCATTACCGTATCAGCGGGACGACCTGATAACAAACCACCGACCCTTGTTTCAATTCTTGCAAAAAGTTCCTTAACTTTAACATAATCGTGAACTTGTTCCCCTAGCTCATCCAATACAGGATTATTATTGTTATCAACTATGTTTTGCATTTCCCATATTTCGATATTATGATGGAAATCACCTGTATTAATTGTCATAAGCACTCATTCCTAGTAAGTTGATGAAATGTTGAAGTGAAAAAGGCACTTTTACCAAATTTTTATCACTTACAGCCGTTCTATTATAGTAAAAATGATTGACCATAAGCATTATTGCGTGTTCAAATACACGGTTATTAGAGTTATACTGAACACCTGTTTCTCTTTCAATTACATCCTTTGAAAGTTCAATCAGATTAGTTATATAACTATCATCTAAACTATGAGAAATTCTTAAATTCTGTTTTACATCTGCTAAAGTTAGCACTTTAAAAGTTCCTTAATGTCTATTTTTTCAAGTTGTAAATCACTCTTTGGATTTAACTGATAAATTTTTAAATATTTTGTTGCGACATTTTCCAAATGCCATCTTGCTTTATTTACTCCATCAGGTAGCCAACAAGGATTAAAGCCCTCATCGTCAAAGTGTCTTAAATCGTTAATATTCAAGTCAATTCCTGCAAGTATTACCGTTTTAAAACCTTTCAAATAAGCCCAGTTTAAGGCAACCGATGGAGTATGAAAGCAAAGATTTAATTTTAATGAACTGTCTGAAAAATATCTGTCCTCATTTTCAAAAATATAAAGTTCTTTTTTGTCGTGATTCTTTATCTTTTCAAAAGTTCTTGATCGTTTATTCTGCCACCACCACAAATTAGTTATAACTGTATGATGTTCCTCAAAATTTGGCGGGTAATCATCCGTCCAAATTACATATTCAACATCTTTAAAACTTTCGCAGAAAGAATTTACACCCATACTATGATATTTAGCAATTAACGGATTAATTGACGGTCTTATTTCATTTATGAACCATGAACGACCGAATAATATGAGTGTATTTTCTTTTTGCATTGTATTTAGTATAAGTTGAAAGGAGGCAGTTAATTATGAATTAATTATTATGTTGTAGGAGTTGAGCCATTCAATACAACGAATGCTTCTGTTAATCCTACATCACCATCACATAGTCCTAATGCCCTAAAGCAAGTTTTACCTGATTTAAAGCCTATTGATGTATCTTTTGCGATTTCAAAAGGTTTTACAATATTGAAGAAGTAATATTCAAAATCACCTAAGATAACTTTACCATCCGGGCAATTATCATAAGTTACAACTGGATAACCTAACAATTTACCAGCAAATCTTTCATCAGTTTCAAGTTTGAAGATAGGTCTTTTGTCGTCATCTTTGATTTTTGCAATTTGTTTGTAAAGAGTTTTCTTGCTCATAACAAAAGTTGCGTTTTGATCGTAGCCTGATTTTAAAGCTGCAATTGTATCAACAATATCATCATAACCGATTGTTCCGGCAACAGCAGGGCTGATTGGAGTTATTGCGTTTAAGATACCATTTGCTTGACCTGAGTTAGTACCGTTAATAATTGCATTATCAATAGCAACTTTAACCTTTCTTACTAATGATGCAACTAACCAATCTTCAAAAGCATCAACTGACATTGCTTCAACGTGTGCTGTAATTTCTAAAGTTTTGATTAATTCGTAAGCAGTTAATTCAACTTTACCGATTGTATCGTCTGAATCAGTTGAAGCTGCACCCTCAGACTTCCAAGATAAATCCGCAACAGTTCCCTCAACAGGCATTGATACATTTGACGGAATATTCAATTTTGATACTAATGGAAGAATTACACCCTCATCATATAATTTTTTGATGATTCTATCCATTGTTTGAGTTGGAACAACAGCACCTACTGATGCAGCATCTGTTGTCATTGCTCTTTGTTCAACTTCTGATAATCTTACACCTTGTAATCTTTTTAAATATGCTGAACGATATTCAGCTGAATCAACACCGTAAGTTTTTTCTTGCAAAGGAGCTTGAGCAGGTTTTTCAATAACCGCTCCTCTTTGTTCTTGTTCAATCATTTTCATTTTTCCTCTTATTTCTTTTTCTTCCGCTTTTAAAGTGTCTACTTCTTTTATGGCATTTTCTAACTCTTCACCTGATAAGCTATCAGCAGATGATTCAATTTCTGCCATTCTTTTTTTAATTTCTAAAATTCTCATTTTTAAATTTTCCTTTCGTTAATTTAGGCTTAATTTCAATTTCAAAAGTTTTCTTTTTTCTTCCTGAGCTTTCTCCAAAGCTCTTACTTTTTCGCTCTCCAGCTTGAAGTAATCCCTTGCCGATACCTCCGTATCGTCATAAGCAGGAATGTCCACTATCGAAACATCAAACAATTTGCCTATTTTCTTTATTGTTCGTGTATGCGTTACGTTATCGTATTCTTCATCGTCAATCGTGAAAGCAAATGAGCATTTATCAAGCCCGCCTTGTTTCACAAGTGAATAAACATCTCTTGAAGTTGTCGTATCAAACAGTTCAGCATCAAAAAACAAGCCGATTTCATCAACGGATAATTTTAAACTTCCGCCTCTTACCCTTGCCAATATTGGTACATGGTCAGAGTGGTTATATTTCAAGCAACATTGACTCATATCGCAGCCGTCAAATGCTCCTCGTGCAACAACTTCTTTATATTCAACACCCTCAAACTCAAATAAGGTTGTCGGACTGTCAAAAACAGAGGCATGACCTGACAATTTCATTACATCATTTTCAAAATTGTTTTCTAAACCTGTAAGGTTTATCGCTCTTGTTTCTTTATTCTTTTTCATTTTGTTGGTTTTCCTCATTATCGTTATTTTCTGAAACTCCCTGATACTCATTAGCCTTATCTGCATCAACATAATTGAGTGATACTATCCGTTTATCACCGCCCTCAACAGGCTCTAACTCGAAAATCTCTCTACATTCGTTAAAGGTGAATACTCCCAGTTGTAAAAACTCCTTACAAATCTGCATCTTTGTAGAGTTATTCGCAAAAGTTAAACGGCTTGCAGACATTACAATTCTGTTGCCTTGTTCAATTTCCTTTTTAGTAAAGATTTTTCTTGTAAATTCTTCACTAATCTGAATAGCCAAAGGCTCTATTGTTTCGTTATAAAAAGAGTTATATTTTTCCTCGTTATAAGAGCCTTTTAAAATATCCTCTGAAACACCGTAGTAATTACAGACTTGCTCATTTGCTATCTGATTATTGCCGTCATCAATGGTATAAGGCTTAATATCAAGTTGTTGAAATTCGCATTTGCTGTCTAAAGCCCCGATACCGTCTGAGCCTTGCATATAAGAATCAACAAAAGATTTTTTGTAATTGTTTAAAGTTTCCTCTTTGATATTGCCCGCAAATTTTATGACACCTCTGAGCATTGAACTTGCTTTGACCGCATTAACAAAGCCCTCAACAAAACTGTTAAAGAGTTGCATCACCGGATGTAAGCAACAATCTTGCCTTGAGCCGAACAAATCATCCTGATTATAATGCCGTCTTAAATGTATCAATTCGTTATATGGCAATATAACCCGATTTAAAGCGACACTGCGGAAGAAAAACTTACAGTAAATTTCACCGTCAGCCTCTAAAAATTCAATTTGTGAATAAGGTACAGGATAAAATCCAATAATATTCCCTTTATCATCTGACTTTACATAGATAAAAGCATTGTTATTTGTGAATAATTGGCTTGTTATCTTATAAAAGAAGTCATATCGTGAATCTAATTCATTTGGTGACACTTCAAGCAAATATTTTATTCTTTGAGCATATTTTGTCGGCATCCCTAAAACTTTAGGAGTTAATTTTGCCGTATTCTTAGCGATAGCATCAATACAAGCCCTTATTGTTAAATTGTCATAAACATTTTTGTTATTTGCCAAAATAAAAGGGCTGTAAGTGTTCAGCATCTGCAAGGTTTGATATTGAGTCTTATCAAGTTGCTTTTTTGGTTGAAAAATGTCTTTAAAATAGTTTCTAAAATTCATTTTATTTCTCAATTAAATTCAAATAATCGTCTTTATCTCTCGTATATTGGACATAGGCATTCAAACAACTGGCAAAACCGTCTATTCTTCTTCTTTCGTTTGAAGTTTTAGCCGGCTGAATATTGTCGTTTTTATCGACATCTGCTCTCACATTTGTAAAGCACCATTTAGTTATCGGGTTGTTATCGTAATTTATTAGTTTACTTTTTAAGTCAGCACCCAGCATTTTCATAGGCTCTGACAAGGTTTTTTTACCCTGAATGACCGGCTCTGAAATTTCACCGAATGAGTCATTCATTTTTTTAATAAATGCTGTTGAACTCCATGAGTCGTAACCGTGTTTATAAAGGTAAACTCCGTAGTCGTTTTGCATTTCAACATACCAATCAACGACATCATCATAATCAACCTTGTTGCCGTTTGATATTCTGAGCCATCCTTGACGATACCAAATGTCGTAAGGCACTTTGTCGTCATTCGCTCGTTTTTCCAAAAGTTCAGACGGCAACCAGTACATTGATTTAAGATAAAATTTGTTTGAATTAGGAAGTTTGAACAATAAACAGGCACTTGTTAAGTCGGTTGTGGATGACAAGTCAGTTCCACCGAAAGCATAATCGGGCTTGAGTTCGGTTATGTCAAATTTTTCCTGATTGTCTATATCTTCAAAATTCAACCAAACTTCGGTCGAAGTTTCACGGATGTTAAACTCTTTTGTCAAAACATTTTTGAGGTTGATTGAGTCCTCTTTTGCCCTGTTTGTTTCCCTTATAAGGTAATCATAACTTTTTGATACCCCTAAATTTGGGTTAGCCTTTATCCAGCAAGCGGGGTCTGACCATTCTGAACGGTTATCAAGTTCATAAATAACCGGCAACATTGCATCATCTTTATAGCCGTTTTTATCAAAATAGCCGTTTAATACCCTTGAGGCTTCATCATATTTGAGGTCAAATATTGACTCTCTTTCAAATCCGGCTGTTGATGTTATGAAAATTAAAGGTTCTCTTCTTGCAGATACTCCGTTTGCTACGATGTTATAAAGTTCAACACCTTTCCAAGCATGGATTTCATCAAGTGTACCGCAAAAGATATTTAAGCCGTCCTCTGTGTTTGAATCACTTGAAAGAGTTTTGAAAAAAGAGTTTGTTTTATCAAAAACAAGTTTTGAAGTTAAACACTTTACTCTTTTTCTTAAAGCAGGTGATTTTTTGACCATTCTTTCGGCTTCTTGCCAAATAATCCGAGCTTGCTCCCTTTTGGTTGCGACTGAATAACATTCAGCTCCGCCCTCACCGTCCGCAATCATCATATAAAGGCTTATTGCGGATGCAAGCAATGATTTTCCGTTCTTTTTGCCGACTATAAAAAGTACTTCTTTAAACCGTCTGCGGTTTGTCTTTTTATTTATCACCCCAAAAGTTGCACAGATTAAAGCTTTTTGCCAAAGTTCCAATATAACAGGTTTATTTGCCCATTCACCTTTAGAGTGTTTACAAAATTTTTCTATAAAATCGACCGCATAATTTGCACGTTTTTCATCATAAAAATAATCGCTATCAGTCTGAATATCCTCTGATAATCTGCGATATACCGTTTTGACCTTTTCACAAGCCGTTATTTCACCGCTGTTTATTTTTTCAAAATATTCTGTTATTGGGTTATTCATCGTTGGTTACTCAATGTTGCGGTTGTTAATGGTTTTGTTGGTTTTGTTGATGGCGGATTTTGGCGGATTATTTATTGTTTAAAAAATCATCAAAGCCGTCGTCTAAATCCTTGCCGTCTGATTTTAGTAATTCTGTTAGTTGCTTTAGGGCAGTGTTATAATTTTTGATTATCGTTGAGTGTGCCTGCGTTGCCGCACTTAACTTAATCCCCTTTTGCCATTTGCCGTTTTGATATTCTTCAATTGAGCCATCCCGCTTTATAATCTCTGAAAGGTCTTTGAGTTCAGCACCCATAAAGGCGACCTGCTCGATTAAATCCTCAACAACTTTGTATTTCGTTTTGTCTAAATCCTTAAAAACCTTTTTAAGCTTACTGTGTATGCTCGTTTTTATTTTGGATTTCTCTTCTGAACTATAAAAAGTTAATTGCTCCTGCATTTAATTTTTACCCCTAATTGAAATTTCCTGTAATTTTACTTTTACAAGCCTTATTTAGCCTTTTTTCAACGGCAAAATTGATTTTTTTTCTGTAATTTATCTGAAGGAGGGTTAATTTTTTCCTCTACTACACCCCCCTCAACCCCATAC